ATTAACAAGACCTTGACAATTTTGTAATAAAATCAATATTTTATTTATATATTATTAATTATTATTTATATTGTAATGTTCAATATAAAAAATTATTATATTTTATTTAATATTAAACTTATTATTTAAAATATTTGCACCCTTGGCCCATTCCAGTAATTGTCATAGCGATGTCTGCGAACTGTGCGGCGATGAAGATGTGGGTAATGGGTTTCATGCCTCTTTCCAACTTAGAATGTTCAAACCAATTTTATTTGTTGCATGGTTTGGACATACATAGAAAATAACTTCATCGGCAGTCAAAAAATCAGTTCGCCCTATACTGTGCCACGGCATAAAGTGTATCCCATCCCATGAATAACTAATAATCCGGTTGGTCGCGTTATCTTCAATCCTCCAAAATATAGGAGGTACATTCCACGAAGTTAATGCTAGAGTCGCTGAAGGATATACCGCGCTCCATGTTGTCTCATTAGTGAATTTTCCAGAATATACAGTTACATTAGGCGTTACGCTTGTCTGAAACATCAATACTGCCAATTTTCCGTCACTACTCTGTCGCCAACCTATACCCCATTCAGCCACTTGGACGGGCGCTCTGGTTGGTATCATTAAAACATCTATTGTATAAGGCGTGGATGGTACTGCCTTTTTTCGTATTCTCAAACTTTGCCCGGTTGCTGCTGGCTTTTCTAAATATACTCCGCCATTCACCACTGATACAGTTGCATCACCCTGATTGACCCATGCGAAATCATCATTTACTAGCGGTGTTAATGGGAATATAGGACCCCAGGATGCCCAAGCTGCTCCGGTGTCCCGTTGAACATAAAAGCTATCATTTGGAAAGAATAAATCCCCATCATTACTCGCCGCTGGCCTGCTGGCATAAGCATCTGTATAGGTGCTATCGCCACTTCCGCTGGCCGCCTCTTTAAATATTGCACTACCTGTTGTTGTATCTTTAGTTAACACATGTTCATTTGTAGCTGCTGACACATTAGTCAATGCATCAATTGCAGCCTGAGCAGTAGTTGCACCTGTTCCTCCTGCTGCAATATCTATAACCCCATTAGCATCAATATCGTAAACTGCTTTAGTCATATCGCCATCACCCGATCCCGAAGTGTGAACATGATCACCACGACTATAACTACCCGATGTACCAGGATCAGCTACTCCATTTGCTTCCGGATCAAGATCATAAGGATCAATACCTGCTGCTGATGCTTCCCATGCCGCTCCACCTACACCATCAGAAGTTAACACATCACCAACACTTGCACTACCACTGGTTAAATTAGCCGCATCAAATGTACCACCATCTCCAACATCGCCAGAATGATCGTGATCGACTAACACTCCACTACTCCCACCAGCACCCAAGTCACTCCAATTTGTTCCATCATAAAATAACAATAAACTCTTGTCTCCAGATAGATCAAAGTCAGCTTCACCATTCAGATAAACATTACCTGTTCCATGCTTGACTGTAATGGTATCACCTGCATCTGCTTGGATTGCTAATACTTGACGATCTACTCCCCCATTGATAGTAACGAGATCATCTGTAGTCCCAGACTCGGCAGCAATAATGTGATAATCCTTACTTACCGTACAAGATCCACTAGATATCGTTAAAATTGATAATGTCTCTAAAATAATTGGATGTTCAACAAGTCCAGTTAAATCAAGTTCTTGTCCTATTAATGATCCAGAACTTCCATCTGCCAACGTTATAGGCGCATGATGAGGAGAACCATTGCCAATAGCAGTATGTTCAGTAGGAGTAAGAACATCTGCTAATGTTAATTCTTGCCCATCTAAAGATAATGCTGAATCTCCTCCACTCCCCAAGGTTATAGGCGCATGATGACTATCACCATCATCCCAATCATCAGCATGTGGAACTCCTGCAATATTTGTTTTATATGGGCTTCTATCTCCCGGTAAAGGTGTGTAATCGCTCATTTTAATTCTCCCATTAATGTTCCCAATCTACACCATATTGATAAATTGCACTCCCACTGTAATCATATTGTGTATCCAATCTACATCCAAAGGAATAAATACCATCTTCTAATATAGTTGTTCCTAAATGCGTTAAATAGATATAAATCTCACCCGTTGTATCAACAAATGGTATCCACGCAACATCAATACCAGCCTGTGATACCAGCACATCAGTATATTCGGGCTGTTGCCCAATCTCAATGCCTGCCTGTGAGACTGAGATTTCACGAGGCGGTTGTGGTATCCAGGCTGTCTCAACGCCAGCCTGTGACACCTGCCAGCCAGGTTGTGGCTCATACTCAATGATTACACCGGTCTGACTTGCCCGGATTGCATGGTCATCAACTGTGTATTCAACAATGATCCCAGTCTGGCTAACTCTTTGTGCCATTACGGTATAACTGCTTGATGCATGGCAAGCAGCCCGTCAATATCAGCATCTTCCCAGGCTGCGCTATCATCCGGGTTGGTCGCCATGCCATGATAAAAATATATTGCCGCTGTTTCCAGTTCATGTTCGGTATATGATTCAGTAGAGCCACTATTCACGCCATTATATAATGTCTGTGCATCTGCGGTTGTTTTCCACGCTCGCACGAACTTGGTTACACCTGCAATCGTTCTGTCTGTTCCGTCAAAATCCTCCAGTGTTAGTAGGTCTTTATGTCCATCCGTGGATGTCTCCAGATAATCAGTATCACTCAATGGAACTTCATCTACCGTAGCATAGTTGTCTGATCCCGTTGATGGTGTCCACTGAACGCTACTGTCACCATCAGGCATTAGCACCTGCGCCCGCCGATCTCCTGGATCAGTTCCACCGTCATTGATGGATAAACTTGAGATATAAACACCGCTAGAAGCTCCAAGAGCGCCTTTTGTCCAAAAATAGAGCATTGTTACTTCCGTGTCCGATCCAGGCTTGGTGTCTCCACTATATTCGATTGAAGTTTCCCCATTAATTTTGACTGTTATTCCACCAGAATCAGCAATCGTTCCATAGATTCTGAGATTAAACAGGCTTTGAGAATCGAGAAATACAGTCCCATCGGCCACTTTAGAACCATTTACATAGAGATCAAAAGTTTTATTCGTTCCATTCCACAATAATCCAACATACAGGCTACCGATCAAAAATTGTATTTTACAATATGAACTATGTGTCCAAGCCAAACCCGTTAAATATAACCACATTGATACCGCTGGACTTGATGTATTCGGATATGGAAAATTAATATAAACCTCTGCGGAGGAGTTACTATATATTCGTGTCGAGTAAGTTCCCGTTATAGCATATCCAGCATAAATTGATGCACCTACATAATAACCGCTCGGAACTGGTACTCCACCAATATTGCCATCATAAGTCATTAAATAAGTCATTTATGCTCCTAACGCTGCCTCATAATACAGCAACAACGCATCAATATCAGCATCTTCCCAAGCTGCGCTGTCAGCCGGATTGATCTGCATAATATGCTCATATATTTCATACGAGTATGCCAGGGCATGAGTGGTGGTATCAATCGTGCTTGCGCTGTCTACACCAACCTTGATATATTCACCCGTTGCAACATCAACCTTAGCACGTACCCAAGGCATCACGGCAATAACCTGTTTTGCTATTCCAGTTACAGGATCGGGTGTGACAAAATCTGTCACATCCATCTTGTCATATTCCGCATCTACCCGTGTATAATTGTAATCTGTATCTGATTGCGGTGTTTCATCAACATTCTCATAATTTGTCGTTCCCGCTGACCTGTCCCATTGCACAGTATCATCGGCCTCTGGTGTAAGCGATTCAATCCGAACATCACCAAAATAATCACCATAGCCAATGCACCAATCATCGAAATAACATTCGTACGTATCCAGTAATGCATATTTACCACCTACCAAATAGCAATAATCAAATGTATATGCTTCAGTGTAATCATAATCAATTGAAACATGGCCATCTATCTTGACATAGATTTTATCCCCATCCGGATCTATCTTCCATTGCAGGTGAAACCAATCATTTTGCGATACCTCAATACCTCCAGCCTGTGCTAGCGCGTCATCAATATATAAATCCATTGTATGCGTGTCGAAATTCCATCTCAGTTCAAAATAGGTATCAATATCCCTCCGTAAATATATTTTAGGAAAATTCTCTACGTTGTAACTGAAATAATCGTGCGGATTAATAGCAATAGCAATGCTTGGATTGTCTGGTGATCCTGCAATTTGATGTCGTACCCAATATGCGGGTTCGTTCCATGTATAAAGTTTCAGCGATGCAGTTCCTGTACGATAATATTCTGTATCTCTTGTAATTGCGCCGCTATAATCCACCGAATTGAGTGGTATATTCCGATTAAATCCCGTCATCCATGTAATTGTACCTGTCATTTCATGCCTCACTATAAGTAGGTGCGGTTGTGCCAATACACTGACCGCCAATAATATATACCGTTCCCAATGTTCGGTAACAGCCATAGGCCGTACCAGTCTCGCCAGCCAAAGCGATCATTTCAGACTGTTGAAGCCATGCTATCCCATCACCTGAACATGACAAACCTGACGCTCTTCCTGCTCCATCCACAATCGCTCGCAAATAGCACTCCCTAGTTTTTAACGTACCTACCCCCAGGTTGATAGCATTGGCGTTGCCTGCCCCCAATTGCGTAACTGTTATATTAACCGTATTGAGATATGATTCTCCCGATGATGGACCATCCATTCCGTCAAGATCATTCTCATCGTTGGCACTTCTGACAATATTTATATCTCGAATATAGCAGCCCGCTCCAATTGTGACCTTGCCCGTATGCCTGGTGGAGAGTGTCCCGGCTCCCAAATATGCAACTTGATTCGGTACTGTATGAGATGTACTGTAAACAGCAGGCGGGCTGACCATTGTGTCATATGCACTACATTCTGCTGCCGCTAAATCCCAACCAGCATCCGTTACTTCAAAAAATTCAGCAGGTGAACCATCATAATGAAAAACAGTAATTTTATGAGCAAATTCACCCCCCATATTTCCCCAATATGCTCCCCCTGCACCATCTGAAAGAAAAACAGAATAAATGGATGATGAACCACTCGTTACCCCTAATTTTTGATCTGGTAATGCACCTTCTCTGCGAATGTGTGAACCGGAAAGCTTGATAAGATCCAACTGACGAGGATGCAATTGTATAGGAGACATTAATAAATTTCCCCATTATAAAAATTAATAATTATCATAATATTATATCTCCCCAAGTTAAACCATTTTTAATACTTGATATATTAGATTTAGATGTATTAAAGATTTTAGCAATTTCACATCCCATTATTCCATTCATTAACATTTTTTTTATCTCTATTACATTTTCAACACTCAATTTTTCACCACCATTTCTTTTACCTTTACGCATTTCAGACCATTTTTGTTTTTGTTCATCTGAATGTTGTTTTCCGTAAAATGGATTGTTTTCACCAATATATTTTTCCCGATTTTCATTTAAATATTTGGTTACAGATATAGAAAGATTTTTTCGATGGTTTTCTGAAAAAGTTAATAATTTATGTGTATTAGACATTTTTTTTCTAACTTCTAATGATACTTTTCTTCCATAATTAGGATTATTAATTCCTTTTTTAGACATTTTTTTCCTAGTTAAATTAGAAATATTAAATAATCCTTCTCCTCCCAATGTTAAATTATATCCTTTCCCAAAATCTATAAAAGATTCATAATAAACAATAAAATAAGTTTCCATTAATTTCAATAATTGTGGATCATTAATATATTCTTCTATTACCCAAAACTTAAAATTTTCTTCTCCATACTTATTCCAGGCATGATTCAAATAAGCGTTTTTATGATAATTACCATTTAAATTCATAATATGAAATTTCCATCGTTTATATATATTTTCTGAATATCCAATATATTTTTTACCATCAATAATATTCTCAATGCAATAAATACCACTTATAATTATATTGCTCACCATATCGCCATTAATTATCATTATATTCCCTCCAATTATTTCCCTCTTTTTCATAAATATAATTAAATTAAAGAAAGGATGATTAGAGGGAAAACCATCCTTTTTCAGTTTCATTGATCAGATGAAACCTATCTACTTACCACATTCCACGCAACCACAATTCTTTAACTCTTAAATAACTACCCGAAACACAATTAATAAATATAGAATTATCTAAATCTTGAGATATATTTTCAACCGAAAATGAATTATCATCAATAGCGGCAAAAGAATATTTTGTTGAAACCACCGTAGTTGAACCAGAAATTTCAAAAGTAAAAGTATTTGGGAGTATTGTAGATCCTGACACTAAATACACTTCATATGTTTGAGTATCATTTTCTAAAATAGAACCGCTAGTAGGTGTGATTTGAATATTATTTTCAATAGTAGAACCAGAAGCTAAAATTTTATATGCGTCTACATATCCACCCACTAAATCATCAGTATCCTCATTAATAAATGATTTACCCATAGCAAATTCTACAATTTGTGCCGATTCGTTATTTTCTGTTTCATTATTTAAAAATGACAATATTCCAGCACCATACACGCGCCATGCCGAAAAATTCCCCGATGAACCAAAGAGAAAACGTTGATTTTCTTTAATTTGTCTAGTTTTCGAATTTAGTTGGCAATATAAACGAATAGTCCCATCCGGTATAAGCGGATCACTCCTATAAGTATTTTTTGGAGATGCTATACGATAGTCAAAAATACAATGTTCTGACAATTGACTACCACTTGAATTTGTCCATCTTAAAACATTATTACACCTACGAACCGTTAAAGAAGCAGCTAAATTTTTAGTAACTTCTGTGTTTATTGTCAACCAATAATTATCATCAAAATAATACTTACTTCCCATTGAACCCGCATCCGACAAAGTTTTAAATAAAATAACTTTAAAGTCATCACCTAATTTTTGACCTGTTTCAGAATCTATTGCTGTATTTATTCTTACTTGAATTGGAACATATGAACCAGAAGCAAAAGATGATTCTTTTTGTATAGTATAAACATTGGAAGCATTAGCAAATTCAGCAGTAAGATATGCATTAAAATCATTTACAAAAGATTCATTAGGAGAATAAAAAGTAATTGGACTCCCCGAAAGGAAATACTTGTATGCCATTTATCCTCCTTATGAAAATTCTTGTAATTCCCAAGAATCCCAATCATTATTCTTATACCCGTAATCAATTAACAACTGGCTAACTTCCTCTCTTTTTGCATTATATAATTCTCTTTTTTCTTTTAAATTATTTGCAGCAGAATAAGTTTTAAAATCTTTATCAACAATGAAATTTGTCATTTGCATAATATTTTGCAATTCTCTTTGCAAATGATATTTAGTCATAATTTGAGCAAGAATATTTTTATTTTTTTGAGTCAATGTTTCTGTAAACAATTGTGTGGTTGTAGAATAAGTTAAATCTTGAGAAGAAATATCTGCAAAATCATCAATACTAAACAATAAAAATGGTTCTAAATAATCATTAAGTGCTACGCTACCAGATGTTTGATAGAGGGCAGTTAATCTAAAATCATTACTCAAGGACAAAAATAAATCGCTTATATTTTCTAAAGATGTGGTCATTTGCCCTCCTTTCTATAATATTATTCACTTTTATTTACAGAATCCAAATAATCTTTCGTAACTTTATATTTTTCTTCCATATCAAAATCCGCTAATCGATTAACTTTATCCCAAATATTTAAATCAACGTTTTGTCCAGAAATCCTACGATCAATTAACATTTGAATAATAACTTCTTGCTGTGATTTATTAGCAGATTGAAATAAAGAAATAGTTATATCTCGATCATTTCCATTCAAAATCACTTCAATATTTTCTTTTGTGAGAATTTTAGAATATTCTTCTTCCAATCCTTGTTCATGAATTACTGCACGATTAAGAATATAAAATTTACCACCCTTAAGAAAATTTCTTTGATGTTCAATAATGTCACAAAGATACCTGTACTGTATACGTTTGATTTCACCAAATTCATTAAATCGGAAAATTCTTCCTTTACCCCTACCCTCTGTACTTAAATTAAGAGGATATGTATCTAAACTCATCACCTTGATATATTTATCAGGACGAATAGTTATATTTTCATATTCATTTTCTTCATCGTCATAATTACCTACAATTGGCGTTTCACCTTGAGAACTATTTTTCTTCTCAAGCTCTTCAATTTTTAATTGTAATCCGCGAATTAATTCCATTAAATCATTTTGATTTATATTATCTCCACTCACTGTTCCAACTGAAACATCTGTAGAGTCCGCAACTTGCGATTTACTAGGTCTTGCCATTATAAAATCTCCTTTTATCTATTTATCTATAATTATCTATTTATAAAAATTAATTTATCATGCAGATAAGTAGATTTATACTTATCTGCATGACAACTAATAAAACTATTAAATTATAAAAATTCTATCTTTAGAGAGCAATAAGTCCAGCCAAGGAATTAGTAACAACTCCAATTCCATAACTCTTAATCATGGTTGACCTCTGAAGCAAGTTACCGTTTTCAAATACACTATCAGTATTCGACAAAGTAGCGCCTTCAAGAACCAATTTCAAAAGTTTACCAGAAGCAGGAGCAAGAATCCAAAGATAAGAATCACTAATAACTCTTGCCCATTCAGTTGTATGATCTGCAATATTGGGTAAAGCAAGCATATTGTATCCCCAAGCAGTCTGCATATAACCTAAACGAGAATATTCACTTGTTCCAAGATCCCAACGATAATTCACATCCGTTGAAGGAAGAACATTCGCGAGAGCAAGACTTGTTCCAACCACCATTGGTTTAGTCCGAGTCCAAGCTTCAATCTGAGCGCAAATTCTGCGTAAATCTGTTTCAGAATAACCAGAAACCTGTAAACCCGTAGTAGTAGTCGTAGGAAGACCATTCATTAAAGTAACAAATGCATTATATACATCAATAGTCATCTGACTTTCAAGAGACAAAATTAGTTTTGAAACGAAACGAGCAAGACTTTCTGCACCCGAAAGTACACGATATAAACTTACACCAACAGTCAACTGACGAGGCTCAGGAACAATCGAAACATTGCCCTTAAACTCTTTATACATTTCAGTCGTTCTTTGAGCGCGACCAGCTTTAGAAACAGTAAACAGTCCATTGCTTTCAACTTCAAATAATGCACTATCACCCCACCCAATATTTTTGATATCAGTAAACAAACCAAAACTATCAAAAATTACATCTGGAATAACCACTTCAACAAGACCGCTTATTACTGCAAAAGTCGCCCAATTTAACATGGGATTTGTAACCCATTGTTCTAACGGAAATTGTTCAAAATTCTGAATACCTGCTACGCGCATAATTTCACGCTTCAATGCAGCACTCATCATTAATTCTTTTTCCGCAAATGTAATTGGATTCCCTTCGGTGTCTTTTTCAGAAAAAGTAAAAGATTTCTTTTCATTTATAGACCGATAATGATTGTAATAATCTTGAAACTTCTCATAAACACCAAGATTATCTTTAGTAGCGAATTTTAAAACATTGCTAGGAATCATATTTAGATTATCCTCCTTATTATTTTATTAACTATAAAAACCACAAATTTAATTATTAATTATTTCAAAATTAATTTATCTATTTATAAAATTAATTCCGAATTACTTCGCACTTATAAGCAGCAAGACGAGTATCTCCAATAGCACTACCACTACCAATTGGAATATATGTAGTCGAAAGATACTTCAAAGTAAGAGCATCACCAGGGTCAAAAGCCCTCCACTGCAACTGCCAATTCTGAAAAGCCGCAGTAGCATGAGTAGAACCAGCAGCATAAGCACCGGTAAACGCATCCGAGGATAAAGTAATAATGTCTCCAGGCTGAAGTTTCACAGCATCAATAATTGCAGAAGCCGAATTAGTAAAGTTACGAGGATCAGCATTAATACCACGATAAACCGTACCATCAGCAGCAGCAACATTTACAACCTCAGGGGTCATAGCCATCCACACACCAGTTAATGAACCAGTTGTGGGCCAAGTGGCAGTCCATACTTCACCATAACCACTAACGGCAGACTTACTATCAAGAGCAAAAACACTTCCATTTTCAATTGCAGAAGCACTTACAACAGTTCGATTAAGAACTTCTCGATTAGTTGCTTCAATTTTATTTGGGATCACTACACCATAAGCCATAGTAATTATTTACCTCCTATAAATTATCTAAATTTTTAAAATAAAATATTATTGACGTTCCCAAGGGGAATTACTTACTTTCACTTTAGTAAATGGCATATTCGGTAAACCAATTCGTACAATACCATTACTATCTTCTTTCTTATCTTTAGCAGCAAAATCTAAACCCCTGGCCTTAGCCATATTCGACCAAGCATCAAAAGTCTCTAAACTATATTCATTTGATTTTTCCCTCAAATTTTCTAATTCATCAGCAGGAATTTCGGCTTTTTCTTCAATATGCTTCAAAACAGCATCAACAGCAAAAGTAAATTGCTCTTGCTCTTTTTCAGCCTTATATTTCTTCAATTCCTCATTTTCTGCCATATGTGCCTTGCATCCTTCTTCCATTTCAGACTTTTCAGCAGCATATTTATTGCACATCTCTTGAACTTCTTTCGCTTTAGCGAACAAAGCATAAGCAAGAGTAGCAAAATTTTTACCACCTTCTTCAGAAAATTCAGTAACTAAAACTTGATATTCATCAGTTTCAGATTTAAGAAATTCCAAAGCATCAGCAATAAAATTAGCATCAAGAGAATATTCTTTCTTTTCCTCTTTTTCTTCTTTCTCTTCTTTTTCCTCTTCTTCTCCCTTTTCGTCTTCAGTAGGTTGTTTTTCTTCCTCTTCAGAAAGTTTTTCAACTTCTTTCTTTTCTTGCTTTTCATCTTCTTTCGGATCTTCATCCTCAGAAAATTCTTGTTTTAATTTTTCTTCATCTGTCACAGAAACTACCTCCTTACTTTCAGGATCGCCTACTTTTTCAATTTTATTTTCCCCATTATCATCAAAGTAAGACATTGTTTTATCATCTACATCATTTAATTTATCAACAATTTTATTTGCCCACATCCAACCTTCAATTCCACCCCAAAGACCATTAGAAATATAATCATTACTTGTTTCATCATCTATTTCAATGTTTTTGGGTTTACGTGTTGCTATTTTACGTACTCTATTTGGTTCAATTACATTATTAGAAATCAAATATCTAGCATTAGCAAGTGATTGTGAATTGCCACCTTTGCCAAGTTGTTTATAAAGTTCCAACGCTTTTTCAGCATTCTTTTTAACTTTTCGTGGTATCTTTAAATCAACTTCGTCATAACGACCAAATTCAAGTTCTTCTACTGCTTTCTCATATTCCTGAGAAAACTGTAAAATTGCTTGAGCATTTGGTATAGCACTTCGAATCAAATCACCCAATGCCGTTATTGCAAAATAGCAGAAGTCTAAAATTTCAGTTAAACCATCTGAACGTTTTTCTTGTTCATAAATTTCTATTTCAACCGAAACACCTTTTCGATTTCCATCTCGAACAAAATATTCCAATAATTTACCACTATATCTACGCCAAACAAGGACATGACAAGATAGCATAATGCGACCATCTTCTAGTGTTTTAAATACTAGAGGGCTATTGGCAGGGACAAAGCCGCCTGGTATCTCCTTCTTATGATGGCCTGAAATGTCATCGAATCTAGTATCAACAGCAAAAACAAATGGTTTATGTAAAATTGTATGAGCAGTTTTTCTTAACGTTTCTTCTGATACATATGTATCATGTAAAGATTTTCCGGTTGCAAAAGCATCAACTTGTAACTCAGCGAATTGGGATTTTTCTTCATCTTTTAATAAACTAATATTTTCAACAGCAAAACTAAGTATATTTTTATTTATATCAGTTTTATTCACCCAATATATACCTCCTTTCAAGAGAAAGGAAGTGTTTCTCTTTCTCTACAAATATTTTATAACTCAAAGCAATTCTAAGAATTTCATCCATAATGGAACTTTATCAAGTGCCTCATTTAATTTTTTAGTAATAGCAAAATAATATTTATTTTCATTTTTATGTATAAGTGGCATTTTGCATTCATTAACTAAAAATTCAGCAACCTTTTTCTTGCAACAAAACCATTCATCTATTTGATCTTGAGTAGGAGAAATTATATACAAATTTTTTTACTCCTTATTAAATTATAAGATTAATATTATGATAAATACTATCTAATATTACCAGATTATATAATTTACCGCATCTCCCACCGTGTAACTGCCTGATGCATGGGGAACGATAGTAAGACTTCCACCAGAACGAGCAGCCCTAAATCCAGCCACCAAGTCTAAAGGACTCCCATTGGTGCTTATACTAAACAAATAACCACCTTGAGTCGCAAGAGCATCATAAACAGTCACCGCACTTCCGGTTTGCTGTGCCGTAGAAACACCAACAGAACCAGAAATTACACCACATAGTTGTAAACGAGTTCCAAGCAATGCATCTTTAGCAGCACGATTCATCTTGTTCAATCTTGTAACGTTTGTACTCGAAATAGCCATGAAATTTTTCCTCCATTATTTTTTATAGTTTTATAGACGAGGCCAGCATCTTTCAATACCGTTATCTATAAATTTATTGTTATTTATAAAACAAATAAAATTTGTCTTTTATTACTTATTTTTATTTTTCTCTTTATTACTTTGTTTCGGAATTTCTTTTGGAACTTCTTTCTTCGCTTTACGTCTATTTAACCAATCCATAGGAGTAAGTTTCATAAGAAATGTCCTTATATTTTTCCACCTTTCGAAGCAATATTCCCCCCCGTTTCTCTAGTTTGTGCGCCAGAGTCCCCCAATTCATCGTCACTTTTTTGAGGCCTGCCTTGTCCATTTTCTTTACCAGACAATTGAGAACCCGGTATAATGGGAGTTAGTTTATCTACAAATTCTAACGCCTTTGATTCTTCCAGCATTCGATAAAATTCTTGCGGTTTTAAACCCAACGATGATGAAAACAATTGAGGCATTACCATTCCTAAACCAGCCAATTGAATAGCTCGATCAAATCTTTGTTGACGATTAAGATAATAATCATTACCTTCTAATCGAAACACATATTTATAATGTTTAAGATTCTTATTTGCCCAATAATCAAGAAACAATGCCATTTGAGGATAAAGTTGTTGTTCTACTATCTTACTATCACTTTCAAAACTCAATTGTGAATCAATAAGATTAGCTTTTACTTGAGAAGAATACAACAAAGATGTATCCATTCCTGAATTACTCATCATGGTTCGAGTCCATTTATCCAAAAGTTCATCATTGCCATCAAATGATATCGCAGTCATATTTTGCAAAGGTGCAGATCCCAATTTCACCGCATTCCCTAAACTCGATTTTACAAGACTTAAAAACTGTCCAAGTGTTTGAGGATCAATCGCAATCATGTCTTTGACGCTGGCTTTAGTATCCTTCAATAATGGGACTTCTCCAAATAGCATTTTTGAAGCACTTGCCATGTTTATGTCTTTTTGAAGCCCCCTCATGATTCCTTCATCCACCAAAAGAGGCATCATTCCAGTAAAATAAGGAACAGCCGTAATTAAAGATGTATCAAGTTTAAAAACCCAACAAACATCAGGCGGCAAATCTACCCAATAGTAATCTTGTGAGTTACCACGTAATTCTACGGGCAAGGAAGGGTTATATTCTCTATTTCTTCCATTATGTATTTCATTAAATTTCTTTTTAAAAAATGGATGAAATAAATCAATATCTATTCCAGGCATTAAAAAATAATAAAAATTGAACGATGCCAAGAGTCCGTAATCCCATCGAGCAGTCACTTTACAAAATTGCAATGGTAATTCTTGTAATACTATTTTATTTCCTTCATCTCTTACTGAAGCAAAATACAATTCATTACGAAGCATTTGTTTGATTGCATTGCGAAAATAATATTTATGATCAAATTTATCAAAAAAACCATATACCGAACTTTGATCTGTTTTAAATTTTGTACTTTTATAATCAACTTTTGGATTAGTAACAGTATATTGAAGATCCATCGATAAATGTGATGACATATAAGATAAAATTCGCTTAAATGGCATCGAAACTATTTCAAAATTTTCAATAAAACTCCGAAGCGATTCTTCTGATTCTTTTGGATTAGCTAATGCGCGATTTAAACTATCACTCGTGGCAGCGAGAGGAGAATAAGAAACATCCTTCATACGAGCATTAATCAAATCTGGCGTAATTAAACCGGGATACATTCCCCCAACTAAATTTCTTGCAAAAGTTAAAACATCCCACACAGTTCCTTTATCAAGAAGAATTTCTTCATTTTCCGAAGTAATTATTTCTGTTTCAATTTTCTTTTTTCTTGGAGCCATTAAACCTCCTTTCCTTGAAAGTTAAGGCATGGAATTGGTTTTAATGCCTCTTCAAGTATTTTTTCAATATTATCAAAATCCCAATAAGGGATTCTAAGTAAACTATAACCCTTATTTTTACAATATTTATTTTTGATTTCATCTTTTACTTTTGATAACTCTAATTGCTCTTTAGCCCATTCTTCTCCCCTACCAGCATAATCCACAGGCATAAAATGGGACTCACCATCATATTCGCAGATCATCATAATTTTTTTATTTTTATCAAATATTGCAAAATCAAATTCCAACGGTTTACGTATTAACCTTCTGCAATCAGGAAACCAATATTCTCTCTCATAAGAAATATTATTATTCAACAAAAATTTTTCTATTCGAGTTTCACCTTTTGAATAATTTCCACATCTAGGACAAGAATTACCAGTTTCAATCGCATTCCAACAAGTTTTCCAATCGTTTTTACATTTATTACAATTAAAAATTAAATTTCTCTTTCTCGCATTAATGTATTTACCTTTTACATACTTATAATTTTTTTCGTTTATTTCTATCCATTTACAAATATTACTAACGGTATAAGGATTTCCTTTTCCAAAAGTAGAAAGCCTACCTTTGATTATACAATTTATAGAAGAAAAATATTCATAACCAAAATCATCTACGAGATTCATTTTAGAATCCCAACCCTCATAATTTCCATTTACCAAATAATATCCGGCGTTTTTTAAAATTTCATTAACTTTATCAACACTAAACCTAAATCTATCTGACATTGCCATTATTTCACATTCTGGACAAAATTTTCTACTTTTTAAATTAATCCAACTTGAATTAAATTCATTATAGCAAATTTTACAATAAGAAATTAATGTCGAATTCCTTGTTGTATAATGACCACCCAATATTTCAAAATCGTTTTTATTTATCTTTAACCAATTTTTCATATTTTCAAAAGTAAAAGGATTATTATAACTAAACATTTCCAAACGTTTCACTTTACCTTGTAAAATATGATAAATTGAAGCATAAGATACTCTATATTTATATCCTTCACTATCTTCAAATATCAATTGTGAATTTCGAGTTGTATATTCACCCTCTATATAAAAATAACCAATACTTTCACAATTTCTAACTAATTCATCAAAATCACTCCTTAATTTTTTGGCAGCAATTTTTTTAGCGCAAGTTGAGCATCTATGAGTATTATTTTTATCTATAAACCGATAGAATTTAGTTGTAAATCTTCTTCCACAAACACAAATTATTGTTACATCTTTTCTTGCTCCCAAATATGAACTCTCTAATTTACAACCAAAATTTTCAATCATATCAATAACTTGTTCTTCTGTATATCTTATTCCACTAGTCATTTATTTCATTCTTCCTTTTATATTTCTTATCAATTATTCTTCCTCAAATTAAAAAAACAAATGGAGGGGATTAGGAAGAGAATCCCCTTTTCAACAAGTTAGCTATTCTTGTCGCCATCTAATCAATTATTATTTATTACTAATAAATACTTACTAATTTATAAAAGTAACCGACATTAATGCCTCAAGATCTGTCGTATCACTATTTATTCTTAACAATTCTTGATCCAACAAAGATGCATAGTAGTTCCCCATTGCAATAGCCACATATCTATCTTTTCTTGAACCAGGAGGTTCCACTAATCGAAGATTGCCCGATAGCATGGACATCGAAAGTCCAACACATTCATTTATAAAAAGGCTTACCTGAACATGGGGCATAGTAAAAAAACTTTTAGCGTTTATATCATCAATTTTCATAAACTCTTTATTATTTCTTATCAAATAATCCTCAGCAACTACTTCATCAACTAAAAGCCCAAACATTCTCTTTTGTAATTTATCTCTCATTTCTACTGCCAATAGAGAATTCAATTTAGCGTTAGCTGATATCGGATATATAACTGGTTTTGCATCTACACCCAAAGTTCTTTTCAACAATTCTTCATATTCAGAATTATCTATGCTAGAGTGATTAATAATTGTCATGGGAGGATATTCAATACCGCGTTCAGCGTCTTTAGTTAAAATACCAAGTTGATCATAAATAGGAAGACCGCCGCCACCAGCAGCAACATCTAAAACTAAAGCATCTGCATCAAAGTCAAAATATACTTGTTTCATTCTCAATGATTGAGTTATCGAGTCTACTCCCGAAAATGATTCCATGTATACCAATTCACGAAAAAATCCCTTATGTGTGGGAAGAAGTCGTAAACAAGCAGTAATACTTAAATCGTTTGCTCGTCCTGCCCTTTGAGCGGTATCACAAGTAACAACTCTCAATTCCCCCGGCAACTTAAGAATTCCATAAGGATTCTTTTTAGGATTATATGTTTCCATCCTTTGAGGATAAAACGCCTTTTTAATTGTTCTCGCTCTTTCAAACATTTTCAATCTAAAATAAGCGTCAGAACTTTCACCCCAAGGAATGTTATAATATTCCTCAAGGGCAGTAATCTCATCCATCTTAGATATTTCATTTTTAATTTGTCTAAGCGTTTTTATGCGATGACGAATAGCAACTTGAAAATCCATTGCAATAAAACCAGAATTTTCACCTTTAATCATCGATTTAATATTCTTCTTGGTTTCTTCAAACCACCACAAACCCTTATGATAAGCAGAAGAAATAAAAACCTCTTTCGGTTCTTCAATTAATACGACATAATTTTTATATTCTTCTTTTTTTAAATATGGAACTTGCCTAATATAAGCAAATGGTCTAATCACCGAATCAAGAACCAGTTTATCAATTAAACGAAATTCTTCGTAAATGGTGAAAGTAGACCTTTTACCTCTACTTGAATCTCTTGAAGCCACAATTCGTATCACTGATCCATTATGAAAATCAACTTGCCATTTATTCATATTAGTAACTATATTTGATATTTCGCGAGCAAGATTCGGATAATCATTACGAAGACTGGTAATTTTATCTGATACAAGAATTCCAGCCTGTTCTTTAGTTGAACTTACAACTACAATTTCAGAATTAGGATATAAAACTGCTCTAGCGCAAGCCATAACACCAAGAAGCCATGTTTTTCCAACGGCACGACTACATATAGCTACAAACGAATCACTAACACTCATCATATATAACCATATTATTTGATATGGATATAATTTAATACCAAAATAATGTTCCACAAATCTATGAACGTTGCGCCTATAGAAAGTGATCCAATCAACTAATCTTTTTTTTCGTTCTTCGCTTATGTCACTTTGTTTTATCATTACTTTGGGATTTTTGAATTGATTCGCCCCTTCAACACTTCTCTTATAATCATTTCTAAAATTATTATAGCTTGGCACTTTTAACCTCTATTCTTACTCAATCTTCATCATTTTCAAGATTATTAATTTCTTCTAAATCATTAATGTTGTAATCTCTAGATCCAGTTGCAAAATTTTTCATGCTGCGCTTAATATCATCTATATCTTCAGTAATTCCATCCATATCTCTATATTTTTGTTGATCTTCCCACCATTCAGCAGGAGATAGAACTTCTAAATCTTTTATCCAAACACCTAAACAATCTATGCTTCTACCATTAGAAGCGGCATTTTGTAATGCTGGTGTCAATGCCGAATTTTTCATAATTTCTTGAAGACTTTTCACTAAGCCATCTACAGAACTACCCTCTAATCTAGCTTTTCTTATTTCGTTTTCTTTATGACATAGTTCTCTGAGAAGTATTTCTACCCCATAATTATCTACTTCTGTAGTTCTAGTCCATTTAGCATAAGATTCTTCAAGAAAAGCATAATCGGAAATTTCAAATCCTTGCCCCCAAGATTTTTCAAAATATTCAATATCCTCAGGAGATTCAATAGTTTCACGCAATGCATTCGTTGGAACAAAATCTGCGCTTCCTTGATAACTCAAATCCCCATCTCCCCTATAACCACCAAAACCACCGGTATTTAAACTTTTCCTATAAATACCAAAAATACCTTTTATGGGTTTACCTTTAGCCTCAGATGTTTCAATCTGTTTTTTTGTTGCTTCTATTGCTCCACTATCAAATTTAAAATTTAAAACTTTACAAAGACGCAAAATTGTTTTTTCAAAACTATTTTCAGAAACATAATATCGTTCAAATGCATCATCTACACAAAAACGACAAATACTAACATGACCTGTTGTATCCCACTCTGGATCACCCGTAGAATAATAATCTCTCAAAGGTCGTCTTCGTAAACACTTACGACATATCCAAGACTTTAATTCATTCGCAGTTGATTTTGGATCAATCTCAAAATTAGTACTTGTTTTCCTACGACTACGAACACCTTTTTTCAATGGTTCATTACTTTCAATATCAACCATAAATTTACCTCTAATTAACTTTTAAACTTTTTTTCTTATCTTTATTAAGTTCATTTACCTTAGATCGACTAACAGCACCACATTCACAACGTAAACTAGCCCATTTACCAGCAGGAGTATAATAAAATCCCTCATGTTTTAATTCTTCACTACCGCAATTTGGACAGCGTTCTTCATTTGTATCAAAATATAATGACAAATTAGGATGGCCTTTTACAAATGGTCGAATGCGATAATACAAATCTTCATTTGCCAATATATCACCTTGACAATATTCATCCATTAATTTTAATGATTCTTCTTCACCTTCCATACACCTACGCCATAAGTCAAAACCACCTGTCTCTATCTTAGTTCTAATACCCAACGTTTTACTTAAATATTTAAGAGAATTAGATGGAAATGAAAAATTTTGTCTCGCCACTAATAACGTATCTATAATTTGAGGTTTTGTTAAAGGAGGAAGATTATTTTTAAGCAATCGTACATTTAATTTTTTAATATCATAATTTTGTATATTGTGACCAATTAAAATATGACAAGAATTTAATAAATCCATTAAACTTTTTGTAATTCTATAATCATTTTTAGAAAGTGCTTCTTTTGAAGTAAGAACATCAGATATTATTTCAGAATTATTTAATAATTTAGCAGACCAAGAAATAATAAAATTATCAGATATAACTTGATCAACTCCAATATTTTCTTCCCAAAGTCCAAAACTATAGCAAACAAGAGGAGCAAGTTCTAAATCAAAAACTAAAATTCGAGCATTTCCAACACTTGTTTTGCTATTAATTAAAGTTTTATTTATATTTTCTTCACTTTCTATAAGTTTACGATATCTCCTTAAAGCTGAACGAGTAGCCTCACTAGAAGGCATATTATATTCAACCGCGATTTCATTTG